GACACACCATCGCAACCGTTGAACGCAACGCACCAATCAAACTCGTACACGCCTCACGAGGCAAACGCACACGCGCTGAACCTGTCGCAGCCCTATATGAGCAAGGCCGAGTACACCACGTCGGCTTCTACCCTCAACTCGAAGATCAACTGTGCGGCTGGGTTCCCGACTACGGTGACAGTCCCGACCGACTCGACGCACTCGTGTGGGCATTGACCGAACTCATGATCGAGGGCAACAAGCAAGCACTAGCAGTAGCACCAATATCCATGCCACAGACCTCACACTGGAGACTCTAATGATCAACCCGCCGAAACGATTACTCACACAGAACAGTGAACTCAAGAAGGTGGGCGTGTGGAACTGGACCATCCCCGCGCACGTTGTAACGCTTACAAACGGTGAGCGAATGAACTGTTGCCCCAACGCAGGGTCATGCGGTCGCGTTTGCTACGCCAAGTTCGGTACGTACAACTTCAGCAACGTCAAAGCGCGACACCTACAGAACCTTGAGTACGTGCTGTACGACGGCGACCTATGGGAGTCACAGATGCTCAGGGAAGTACGGCACAAACGAATGACGTACACAGGCAAACCACACGACCTACCTGTCGACCCTGACGACACGTGGTTGTGTCAATGGGTTGAACTCGGTGGCAAAGCAGTACGCATACACGACGCTGGTGACTTCTACTCACGTGAGTACCTTGACCGCTGGTGCTCTATCGCTCGCAAAGTACCGCACATCTTGTTCTACGCATACACCAAAGAGGTGGCGATGGTTCTTGAACATGACGACATACCACTCAACATGAGGATCGTGTTCTCGTATGGCGGCAAACAAGACCACCTCATCGACAGGGACAAACACCGTCACGCCGACGTCTTCCCAACACTCCAAGCCTTACAAGACGCAGGCTACTTCGACCAATCCGACAACGACCTGCTCGCAGTCACAGCACCAACCAACAAGATTGGTATCGTTGCGAACAACCTGCCCGTCGCTATCAAGAGGTTCGATGGACGCACTATGAGCGCGCTAGCACCAATGAGACTGAACGAGGACGATGTACGATGAGCAGTGTGCAGCACAATGGTCGAACAACTAAGGCAGCCGAACAGGTAGCCAAGCCGAAGTCATCAACTGACTTCATGGAAGTTGGTTCGTCAGGCCTTAGACAAAACGGTGGCATCGTCAACGATGACTTCCTTAGGCAACTCAACGGTCCGCAAGCGTACTCAAACTTCCGTGAGATGGCAGACAACGATGCCGTCGTAGGTGGAATGCTTCAAGCGATTGAGATGATCGTTCGCAGTGTCGATTGGTCGGTAGAGCCTTCTGACCCCAACAATGAGCAAGCAGTCAATGAGGCGGCGTTCGTATCAACGTGCATCAACGACATGACTCAATCATGGGACGACACCCTCTCGGCAATCCTCACGTTCCTCGTGTACGGCTTCTCGTTCCATGAGATCGTTTACAAGTACCGCAGAGGCTACACAAACGATGCGAGCACACGTTCAAAGTACAACGACGGTCGTATCGGCTGGCGCAAACTACCTATCCGATCACAACTCACTGTTCAACGTTGGGACTTCGACAGCAACGGTGGTATCCAAGGTATGTACCAAATGGACCCGAGCGCGTCTAGCAAAGGCCTCGTGTTCATACCGATCGAGAAAGCAATGTTGTTCCGTACCACAACAAAGATGAACAACCCACAAGGTCGGTCCATCCTGCGTAACGCTTTCGTGTCGTGGTACTACAAGCGTCGTATCCAAGAGATCGAAGCAATCGGTATTGAGCGTGACCTTGCTGGTATGCCCGTTGCTTATGTACCGCCGCAGATGTTGTCGAACAATGCGACGCAAGATGAACGCAACGCCCTAGAAGCAATCAAACAGATCGTTCGCAACATCAAGCGTGACGAACAAGAAGGCATCGTGTTCCCGTTGGCGTACGACCCCGATACCAAGTTGCTGGCGTATGACTTGAAGTTGCTGTCCACGGGTGGGCGTCGTCAGTTCGATACAAATGAGATCGTCAACAGGTACGACCAACGTATCGCCATGACTGTCCTCGCGGACTTCATGTTGCTCGGTCACGAAGGTGTTGGCACTCAAGCCTTATCGGTAAGCAAGATCGAACTGTTCTTGACATCACTGAACGCTTACCTGTCAAACATTGCTGAGACGTTCAATAACCACGGCATACCTAGACTCATGCGAATGAACGGTGTATCCGAAGAACTGTCACCAACGTTGACATACACACCACCAAAGAACGTCGACATCGATGCCATTGGTCGTTACGTCACGCAACTCTCACAAGCAGGAGCAACGCTCTTCCCTGACGACGACCTTGAGAACTACTTGAGAGGGCTGGCAGGACTGCCGCAAGGACAGGCTGAGGAAGTCTAGCCATGCCCATCTTCGGGCGTCACATCAACAAAACGAAGGCGATACCGCTCGTTGCTAAACGCGTTATCGAATTCAATAACGCACGCAACATTGGTGACACCGCATTGAACAGCGCCGAGCGAGCAATGAGTGAATCGTTGCTTGACGGCTTCAGCATGATACGCCCCGAAGAGTTTGAGAAGTTAGTCAGCAACATCTACTACACAGGGTATGAGAAAGAAGTCGAACGTGCCTTCTCTGTCATTGAGTCCGAGTTAGCAAGCGAACTACACAAACAACTCGTCGAGTCAGCCAAAGCAGAAGCCAAAGAACTCTCTCAACAATTCATCAGCGCACTTACCAAAGCCGAACTACCAACGCCAGCAGAGATCACAATGGCGTTCTCATTCAACGCACAAAGCCCCGAAGCGTTGAAGTGGGCTAGAGACGAGTCAAGCAAACTCGTCACCAACATGAAGAAGGACCAACTAGCAGTAGTCAGGCGCATCGTTGGTCAATCGTTCGGTGCAGGTGAAACACGTGCAGGTACATCAAAGAACCTGCGAGCCATTCTTTCGCAAGTGAGTCCGGGTACAGACGCAGGCAAACTCATGGCACGCACACTCGGTGTCAACGCTAACGGTCTCACAGTCAGGTACGAGCAAGCACTGTTCAACAGAGCAACACAACTCGCCAACACACTGACAGCACAAGGCATCGAAGGCACCAAGGCTTTAGAGAAGATCAAAACAGACACAAACAAATACGCCGAGAAACTACGACGCCAACGAGCACGCACAATCGCACGCACTGAAACCATGATGGCCTACAACGAGGGCAAACAGCAAGCATGGAACCAAGCAGCCGACCGTGGACTCATCAACAAACAAACAGCACGCAAGGTGTGGGTCACTGGACCAATGGACGTGTGTACCATCTGCGCTCCGTTGAACGGACAGAACCAACCAATCAACAAACCGTTCAGCATCAAAAGAATGACACCGCCAGCGCACCCGAACTGTCGTTGCACAATGGTGCTCAACGCGTCACCGAAAGGTCGACCGACTCAAGGCTTAGGCACAGGCACACCCGGCGACCCGTACCGTGTGTCAGTACCCGAAGTACCCAACCTTGACGACTTCCCACCGCTACCAAGGTTGGACACAGACGCCGTACCGTCAGCACCCCGACCAAGAACACCCTCTGAAGGCTTCAACATTGAACGACGTGTGGTCGGCGGTGAGGACATCGAGTTTCATGTTCACAGCGACGGACGAATTCAAGTTCCGGGTACAGACATCGAACGTGACCCAACAGGACGATGGTTCAGGACAGATAAGAACGGCGCACGCGAAGAGTTCATACCATCACGCAACAGTGCCGCAGGCAAGATCGAACGCGCTGTCAAAGGTGGGTCACCGACACCACCGAAACCAATTACTCCTGAGCCGACACCGCCGATCGTTCCCGAACCAACACCTCAGCCGCGAGTGTTGGACCGCCAAGAGTTCAAAGCCGACGGAAAGATACCTGCGTTCCGTATCAACAGCGATGGCTCAATTCAACTTCCTGACACTTACTTCAACGGCTCTCCTGTAAGACGTACCGCCGACGGCAAGTGGGAACGTATCGCAGAACCGAATGGCAATTACTACGTTGAGTTCACCCCATCACAAAACAGTGCGGCGGGACAACTTGAACGACACCTCAAACGAAACAAGTTCAAACCCGGTGAAGAGTTCAAACCAACAGGCGGCACACCCCCGACGCCAACCCAAGCACAACCGACGACTCCCGAACCAGTTGCCGTTGAGACTGTCAAGCCATCGCTGGCTCACCTCAAGGTACAGATAGACGACCTGTTAGAAGATGCGAAACGTATGCCACGCGTTGGACTACAGAGGCACGCCGACTACGACTCTTGGATTGGTAACGACGAAACAGAAGACGTACGTCGAGCGATGGACGCGTTCGACGAAATCGGGCGACGTATCGAAGCAATGATCGAGAGAGAACTCCTTGTGCGAGGTGGTGATGAATACGCACGCGTCAAAGCAATTGAGGACGAAGTTCGATCATTCAACGACGCCCTAGACAAGGCTAAAAGTGAGGAACTACGTGCTCGCGTAAAAGCAACAGCCGAAATGAAAAAGTACCTCACAGACAACATGACCAACCCCACCGCTCGAATGCTTGTTGAACAAGTTGAGTTTGAAACCAACACAATCGCACACGGTGAGATCATGGAGTACAACATGAGAAAGTTGTATGACGCTGTCTTACTAGAGGGAGATACACCTGCTGGCAACGCATTGGCACGAGGTCTGTTGGATTTTGGTTTCGACGATACGCCGTGGTCTGACATCGTACAAATGGTTGAGGGTCGTATCACCAGCCGCTACTCAAGTGGTGGGACTTACATAACAAACGCGAACCTACAATGGTTCAGCCGAATACCTGAGGTTGGTAATGGTTACCGAGAGGTGATTAAAGCCAACGAAGCGCGAATGGCGTTCACTAGACGCCGAATTGATTTGCACGACGAATTACACAAAGCACGGTCGCAACTCCGTAGAGTGAGTAATGACGTGGTGAGAGACGTACTTCAAGCAACACGACCGAACTTCGGTCAATCAACAAACATGATCGGTGACTACTTTAGCGACATCAAAATACCTAGAGGTGTTACAAAGAAATTGATGAACGACGCTCTAGAGGATATACGCACTCGCCTGCCAGCAGAATGGGTTGACGACACGTTCAGTCAAACAAGAGGTAGCGGTTGGACTATGAACTTCGGCGCACGCGGACACAACTCCGCAGGCAGACGGCATATTCAATTGTCAGGTTCTAAAGACGCCGACGGTACATTGGTTGGTGGTTGGCGTTCAACACTGACGCACGAGTTCCAACACAGCACGCAAATGGTTCCGGGTGTAGCCGACAGTGAGTATGCGATCTTCAACAGACTCGCGAGGAGCCGTGGCATCACGAAAGGTACAAAACCACAAAGGTACGCGCAAGGCGAATACGCTTTCGACCTCGGTGTTGACGACCTGTATACGGGCAAGATGTATAACAGTCAAGGCTATACAGAGGTAACCACGAGAGGTCTTGAACGTCTGTTTCATGAATCATGGAAGACGTACGAACCCGACCAAGTCGAGATGATCATGTTTCGTCGATACCTTCTTGGTATCTTGGCGGCACTATGAGGAATCAATTGAATTGGGTTGTTGATGCAGATGGTGTTGAGATCATCTCCATCGATGGCAAATACACGTTCCAAGACAAAGTCGAACAATGGGTCGCCGATAACGATTACGAGATACCGACAGACCCGTACCGAACGATGTACACCTACAACCCCAAAGACCCAGCAAACACGTTACGCACTGTCATGGTGTGGTTAGAAACGATGTTGGAACTCACACCAACGATCGTCACGACCACTGTTGAACCCTTTACACCAAAGCCACCAAAACAAGCACGCGGTACAATCAACTGACCAGTCGACTCAGTAGGCTCACAACATGGTCGCAGTCCCCTCTTTCGTATCCGCAAACGCTAAACGTGGCCTAGCACTACTTGAGTTCGCAGGCGATGGACTCGTACCAAAGACCATACGTGAAGCACGACAGATGGCAGCAGGCAGTGTCAGTGCCGACAAAGTGATGCGAATGGCGGCATGGCTCGCACGCCATGAAAGCGACCTAGCCAGCCCTAAGGCACAGGCATACGCAGCGGGGGAAAGCGAACGACCAACTCCGGGTCAAGTTGCTTGGCTGTTGTGGGGCGGCGACGTCGGTTCAGCAAACAGAGACCGAGCACGGCTATGGGCTGAGCGCAAACGAGACCAACTCATTGAGTCGGGAGAACTAAACAAAGGACAAGGCATGGACGCAGACAAGATGTACGGCTACGAAATGAAAGACGACGACGAGGGCTACAGCGAAGGCTACGACCCGCTTGACAGCCTGTTGAACGCTTATAGCGCCGCAGTAAAGATGGGTCCCAAGACAGACGAACTACTCGGCAAGATCATGACAGTGATCAACGCAGTACGAGAAATGTATGTCGATGAGACAATGCGCGAGGGCATGAAGAAGAACGGCGGGTACTCAAACCCTGTTGAGTGTTTGACTCATGCGTACCTAGGTTTGTTGAACACCTCTCGTGGTGACTTGCGGGCAATGGTTATGACACTGATCCACGAAGCAGAGATGGTCGTGTACGGCGACAAAGGCGAAAACCCCATGATGCCCGACGGCGGCGAAGGTATGGACGACGCCGACGAACCAGTCATGACAGGCATGGGCGGTATGGGAATGGTCCGTCGTGAGGTTCAACAAGTTGGTGGTCAGTTCTGTGTGATCAGTGAAACAGGTCGGTCGTTCGGTTGTTACACAAGTGAGGCCGAAGCAGCCGACCGCCTCGCACAGATTGAACGCTTCTCTCAAGACCGTGCAATGCCTCAAGCAACTGAGAAACTCATTGAGTGGCACGACGATTTTCACAAACTGACTGACGTAGCCCCAGCGCACAAGATGGTTCACGACATCCTTGAGGACGAAATCGAACTAAGAGGGATTGCTCGACCGTACTCTTTGAGTCAAGTCGACAAGGTTGATCTCATCTTAAAGAACACCACAGCGGTGGTCGCTAAGGCCGAAGAGCAGCGGTACACGCTTGGACCTTGGTACGTACCCGGAGTTGAGGACGCACACGGCGAATTCACTGACGACAAAACATTGCAACTCGCCCTGTGGGATTGGGTTCGCAAAGGTGATCGCACTGTGTACTTGCAACACGGCGAGCAACCAGCAGGTGAGATGGTTGAAATCTTGACACTGCCGTTCCCTGTCGAGGCCGACCTTGTTGTTCCGGGTGAAGGCACAACGATGTACAAGTTCCCCAGCAACACTCCGTTCATGGGCGTCGTGTGGGAACCGTGGGCGTGGGAGTTGGTCAAGTCAGGCAAACTGCGCGGCTACTCCATCGGGGGTATGGCCCAGCGCATGGAAGCCGACTTGCCCGACGCCGCCCTGATATAGCCCTAATTCGCTCGTATCCCGCGTTATATCGCGCCCTGTGCGCCTCTAAGCCCGTTAGGGGCTGTTTGCCCCATTCCCTAGGTACAGGCGCACACGGCGCAAATAAACGGGCTATACGGACATAAGCCCTGCATACCACCACAATATGCAGGACTCCTGCCCGCCGACGTGGGAACTATGACGATGCGTACCCACAGAAAAGAAACGACCCGTTCGCCAGTGGCACGCACAACGCTTCGTCCCACTTCGACCAAAAGGTTTTGTACCAATGCTCAACAGTCCGCGCAGGAACAATTGACAGCAACGCCGCAAGACTTGTGTAGCCCTTCTGCTCCCACGGCAACCCTGATTCGCACCAACGCTTGTTGCCTGCGTCGTACTCATTCTTGAAGTCGTCAAGTGTCGTGGGGCGAATGTCGGCTACGGCGTGTAACGCATAGATCATTGCATCACCGTCATCACCAACAAACGAAGCGAGCGCGTGTGGTTGCTCGTGCTTGTAATCCCAAGCAACAATGAACCCGGGTTTCTCCGCGATCGTTCCTGTGTACCCAGCATGACCGAAGTCCCAATACGCTTCCTGCTTGGCAATGTGAAACGCTGCTTCGGCTGTGTCGGCTTTTGCGATTGTGTAAAAAGCACTCGCGCCCATCAGTACCACGCTCCAATTCCATCTCCGTACTTGGCACACCAGTTGAGCCACCAAACAAGATAGCGAACTTCGTCGGTGTGGTCCTCGTCATTGATCATCACGAAACCTTCCTTGGCGATCCGTGCATCGAGTTCAACTTGAATCTCGTCGGCGAACTCAGTACACGACTGCCCGTCAAGGTACGACTCGTCGTTGCCATACAGGACGTTCGTATCAAGTCCTAACTCATTGAGTAGGTAGTTGCCGTACTTGCCTCTGTACCAACAATCGGTTGAGAACATTCCGTACACAGCACCAGTCTCAGGCCGCGTCTCATCGTTGAACAACGGACAGCCGCCCGCCGCTTGAGTTGCCTTACAGTCAATCTGTTTGTCAAAGACACCGTTCTCGTCTTTGATCTTGTCACCGTTTCGGTCCAAGCGGTACACCATGACGGCTGTGTCCTGAGTACGGCACGGGTACGAGTGAGGGAAGTTGTCGAGACCCATCACGCACCAACCTTTCGTGTACGCAGTTCGCGAGCGATCAGTTCGGCGTGTTGCTGTGACAACCCGTGTTTGACCATTGCGTTCAACGCTGCGGCTACGCGTACGGCGTGCTCTTTGTTAGCGCAAGTGATGTCGTTGATATCCCAACGGTCATCACTCACAATCCATTTGACACGTCCATCGATGTACGTGATTGGTTCGGCTTCGAATACTTGGTGTTTCATTAGAACGCTTCTCCTGTTTCTGTTTCGTTGAGTTTGGTGGTTGTTATCTTTGGTTCACGCTTTGTGGTACAGAACTCGTCAGGGTCAATCCCTAAGGCTTGAATCTCTGTCCAGCGTGGCTCGAAGCGGAAGGTCTTTTCAATCGTGTCCACAAGGCCACGCAAGTCCTCTGTCACTTCGCCTGTCTCCGTGTCAATGACTCGGGCGGTCTCTTTCACGGCTTTGTACAAGGCGTCACGTTGAACAGATGTCCGTACCGACGAATGCTTCAGTTCAGTAACGAACTTCTCATTGTTGGCGTTGTGCCACGTGATCTGTTTGCCGTCACGCGGGAACTTGTCCGCCGCCGCCATAAGTGCCTCACGTGAGACCACGCTCAAGGTCTTTCGTACTGAGTCACACCAATCCATCAACGTCGTGAGTTGTTCAAGGGTGAGTGTGGCTTTGGCATCGTCGACGTCAAGGGCGAGCCTGTCCGTCTCCTGTGCGATGTTGTTCATCGCAATCGTTATCAGTGCATCTGTCATGGTGGTGTTCTCCTGTTGTGGTTTGGTTGTTAGAGCCAGTACGACGCGCTAGCGGCTTCGACAGCCGCGTGAGACGCCTTGAGCAGTGCGGACACTAATTCGTTAGGTGCGTCGTTCTTGACCGCGAGCGCCCAAGCGTTCCAAGCGAGCCAAGAGACTTCACTCAGTACGGGGTCTGCCGTTCCCAACAATGCGTCGAGGTCGGTTGATGTGGTGTTCATGGGTTTCTCCTGTTTGTGTTTGTGGTGTTGTTAGAACTTTACTTCGGGGGTGGCTGTGCCACTCCCATTGCATGAGTAGCAAATGAGGCCAGTGCGAACCCACTTGTCGGCCTGACCAGCACCGCCGCAACGCAAGCACTTACCGTCAGCCTTCAACGCTTCACGCTTGACCTTGGCGGTCTTAGCGTCGGCGCGCTTGTTGGCTTCCTGTAAAGCCAACTCGACTTCGCGGTAAGTCATGTCGTTCAAGTCTGCGGTACGCCCGTTGGTGATCTTGAGCAATGCCTTCTCCCACGTCGCAGGCTTCATCGCTGCCGTCGCTAGCGACTGAGGAATGAACACGTTGATCCAACCCTGTCGCCACTCTTCTTGAAGACGTTGTTCGTCGGCTACTCGAACGACCAGTGCGGCGTCCTCGCAAGCCTCATTGCAGTACGTGACCGAGTTCCAATGACCTGCTCCTCGTGCCACGTGCTTGTGACAGAAGAAGCAGTCGGCTGATTCGAAGTTCGCTCCCATCTCAGGCACCGACCTTTGCGTCACGCTTGGCCTTGCGAGCGTCGGCAACAGCCTTCGCACGCAACCAGCCTTCGTAGCCTTCGTCGTAGTACACGCTTGCGAGGCTCGTAGTGACCTTGCCCTGCTCGCGTGACTCAACAGGTGCTTGCGGGTAGCAGGCCGAGCACAACGCTGGGCCGAACACTTCAACGGCGCGGTCGGCTGTCTCACCGCTCAAGTGGTACACCAAGGCGAATGTCGTGGCGTTCTTGCCCTTGTTGCAAGTGTGGCACGAGGTGCTTTGGTGAATGTGTCCGTTGCTGGAGGTCACGAGGAAGTAACGGCTCCAGCCGCCACGTGCGTTGAACTCGTTGTTGATCATGATGATCAAGTGCTTGATCTCTTCGCGGCGATTCAAGTTCTCCGTGACTGCCATTCCCTCGGCGCGTGTGTCGTTCTTGTCGATGAAGTGGATTGCGTCTTCGACTGTGATGGCCTTGTCGGCGAGGTACTCGTAAGCGGTGGCGTTCACTTCGTTGTTCGAGTTGCGTCGTGAGTTGCGGGTGCTTCCGTCGTGGTACGTGATGACTTCGAACGGCGAGGCATCGAAGTCTGTGCGAAGCACGTACATCTTGTTGCGGCTCGTCGGACCCCAGCCCACGTTCTTCACTGTGTGATTCAAGTACACGACAACGCCGTCGCTGTCGTCGTCGTAATTGTCCAAGCGGGTCGCCTTGTACAAGAGGTTGTTCATTGCGTAAGCAAGTGCGTCCTGCTCGCGCCACAACTCAAGTAGCAATTCGTCGATGGCCTTGGGGGTCATTGTGGATAGGTCGGTGTTTGATGTGGTGTGTGTCATACCCCCATTGTATGCCGACGGGCGTACGGGAGTTCAACCTTTACGGCAAAGAATTTTGATGTTTGTATTTGCCCTGCATATCCCCCATATTTGACCTGCGGTAGCCATATTCGCCCCTGTACGCTGGGCGTCCCCGAATGGCCTAATGCCCGTCCCTGTCCCCTTGAGGCGCACACAGCGCGAAATACGCGGGCTACAGCGCAACGTACAAAGTGCGAGCCAACGACCCTGATACGCTCTCCGTGACGCGTGCGCCCTGTCGCCCTATGAGGAGGAACAGTGCGACGCCGTATTCAAGCCTTGAGCAGGTTGGGGCTTTACTTGGGTCTCGCCATTGCTTGGGTTGGTCCAGCACACGCCGAGTCCAATCCGTTGATCACAGAACCAACTGACTTTTGGTTTGAGTACACAGAGCCGACACGCTTCATCGCTCGCACGTTTCAGTCAGGCGACTTACCGAGTGACCCGATGCTGTGGTTGTACAACGACGCCACAGGGCAACTCATCTTTGAGAATGATGACTCGCTCGGCTTGCAGTCAAACATTGAGATCGACCTCGACGCTGGTCGATACCGTTTGCGAGCAGGCACTTGCTGTGGTGACCCTAATGCTTGGCGTGACGGGGTTGTATGGAACATTCGATACGAGTTGTCATTCAATGGGATACAAAGCAACCCAACGACGACGACAGAACTAACCACAACCACGGAACCTGAAACAACGACCACCACAAGTACAAGTACAACGACAACGACAAGTACAACGACCACTACCACGCAACCTGCTACAACGTCTACAACCACACAGCCAGCAACTACAACCACAGTTGAACCAACCACGACGACAAGTGAGGTGACGACATCGCTACCACAAGAAGCATCTACGACGACGACCCAAGCAGAGTTGCCTACCACAACTTCGTCGCTTGGCACAGAACCATCAACGACGTCGCCGACTACATCAACAACGTCTACTATCACGCCGACACCGCCGAACGTAACGACTACCACGTCATCAACGTCGACCACAACTACGACAGTCGTATCCACAACTGGAACGACGACCGCGCCTACTACTGCCCCGACCACGACTGCGCCTGCCACTAACGAGGCGGTACTACCCGAAACTCCTACGGCAGAGGAAGTTGTCGCCTTCTTAGAGGAAGTCACAACTGAGCAACTAGCCGACCTCTCTGTTGAAGAAACAACTCAACTCATCGAGGACATCGCTAACGCCGACTTGACCCCTGAGCAGGCATTACAGGTCGCCGAAGCCTTATCAGGCGCACCCGATGAAGTCAAAGAACAGTTCGAAGAAACGATCAATGTGTTCAGCGGACAGTTCGACACATACGTGCCAAGCGGGTCCACCGTGTCAGTTGGTACTCGCCGTGCAGTTGTCGCCGTTACCGCTGTGACGTTCTTACTTCCCGCACCCGTACCAACAACTCGTAGGAGTCCATAATGAAACTCATCAAAGAACTACACGCTCAAATATGGACCGTATGTGGCGTAGCCCTCGTACTCATCACCCTTAGCGGCGCAACACTGTCGAAGGCTATATGGACTTTCGGTGTCAGTCTGTTGCTTCACTTCGCTGGTGCTCTCATGTCGAACGACGACTAATCAACATCAAGCGTATCGATGTGCTGATTTGTTAGGCTCACCCAATCGTGACAAGATTGGATTGAGATGCCCAAAGAGAATCGATTGTCTGACGCGATCGCAACGTACTCACAAAGACATTTCACAAACGTCTGTGCAGTGCAACGCGCATTGACGAAACTAGATGACCAAGACATCACCGACCTCACGACAGCAATGGTAGATCGTGATATCACTAACCGTGCGATCAGTCAAGCGTTAGCGGACAGAGACATCGTTGTTTCGATTGAGTCAATGAAACGTCACCGCCGAGGGGACTGTGCTTGTGAGTCTTAGAGACGACATCGACAAAGAGAACTCGTCAGGTGCTAAACGATTGTCGCTTGGTCGTATTGCAGAACTACTTGAACGCAACGGCATTGACATCGATGAGATCGGCGCTATCAAAAGAGTGTCGCTGTACCAAGCGGTCACAAAGGATACAGAGACGGGCGAAGCATCAGTACACGACCTCACGGGTGTGCAGTTCAGTCCGAAGTGGGAGACGGGTCCTGAATGGCCTGTTATTCAACAAGGTCCGTCCGTCAAACTGCCAACCGCTAAAGCAACCAAGGCGAAGTCGGGTTGGCCTGTAGCAGTCGTACTTCCTGACATTCAATGCGGATACTTCTCTGCTGTTGACGGCTCGCTGGAAGCAATACACGATGAACGGGCGATCAGTGTTGCGTTGTCAATCTTGGCTGACGTCAACCCGCAACTTGTGGTACTTGTAGGCGACAACTTGGACTTCGCTGAACTCGGCAAGTACATCGTGACCAAGGCTTACCAACAAACCACACAAGCCACCATCGACCGTGCGACAACACTCGCCGCACAGATACGCGCCGCAGCGCCGAACGCAAAGATCATTTGGCTAGCAGGCAACCACGAGGAACGCCTACCGAAGTTCCTACTACAGAACGCCGCCGCCGCTTTCGGTCTCAAGCGTGGTGCATTACCTGAGTCATGGCCTGTGATGTCTGTACCGTTTCTATGTCGTCTCGATGAAGTCGACATCGAGTACAGACCCGGATACCCTGCCTCAAGCGTATGGATTACCGAACGCCTAAGAGTTATTCACGGCGACAGGGTTGCGAGCGGTGGCTCAACAGCGCACAAGTACCTCGGTCAAGAAAAGTCATCAGTCATCTACGGACACATTCATCGACGTGAATGGGCAGAGCGAACACGCGAGGACCACGACGGACCACGAACAGTGCTCGCAGCGAGTCCGGGTTGTCTATGCAGAGTTGATGGTGCGGTACCAAGCACACGTGGCGGTACCGATCTCAACGGACGACCACTCACACGGTATGAGGACTGGCAACAGGGGCTAGCCGTCATTCCTTACGACCCTGAGTCGGGTCGCTTCTGCTATGAACAGGTAGCAATTCACGACGGCTGGGCAATGTACCGCGGCAAGGACTACACGGCATGAAACATCAACTCATTCAAGTGACGTGGCACGACGCTCACGCAGTGTCCGAAACATGGACCACACGAGAGGACCTAGACAACGACCCGTGCGTGGTCACCTCAATTGGTTACCTCATCGCGGGCGTGAAACCGAACCACGTAGTGATCTCACAGTCAATCATCATGGACGATAGCAACCACATCGATCACGTAATCGCAATACCAAACGGAATGGTCAAACGGATTGACCGCTTGAAAGTGTCGGTACTTCTACCGCTCGAAACGATCAACGACTAGCGGAAGAGTTCGTCGTCAGGAATCATGTCCCGACGTTGCGGCTGTGGCTTGGACTTCAAACCGTTACTCGCCAACACCCCGCTCAGCGCACCACTCAAGAACAATGTGATCGGGATAAGCACCCCATCGAGGAACGCTTTGTCATTAGGCGATTGAGTCATCGGTTGGGTAACAAATACCAAAGCCCATAGCACCGCACAAACAATCATCACAAAGGTGAAACACAATGCGAGGCCTACACCGAGAACCAGCCGTGCGTGTATTTCTTCGGGCGAGTAACGCTTCCTAGCCATTTGAGTCCCCCCATACAAGAGCGTCCGAGCAAGTACCTGTTGGTTCGCACGCGGGTGGAGTGCAAGGTTCTGTATCCCAATTCACTGGGTCTTGACAGGGGTAACGGTAAGTGCCGTCGTAGCCACAAGATGAGAACATTGCACTGCCGACTAACAAAGTGCTCATGGCAGAGATCAAGCACAAGTACCGAGGCAAACGCATGACGTGAAGATACAACATCTGTGACTCACCCCATTGGAAGTTTCTTGTAGGACTTACAACGGAACCAACAGAGCGTTCGCTACAGTCATCAAGCAATGGCACGACGAATGAAACTCACCGAACTAATGGTGAAGGAAACAAGCGGAGTAGATCACCCCGCTCACCTTCACGAGGGTTGGTTAGTGATGAAGTCTGCTGATCTTGACACAGCACTCGAAACAGTGACTACTACCAAGGAGATACCTGTGGAACTTGAAGCCACCGAAAAGGCCGTCGAAGCCGTTGAAAAGGCCGTCGACCTCGAAGACATCCGCAAGGAACTAACCGACTTGCGTAAAGCACTCGCTGACGCAAACGCCGAAAAGGTCGAACTGCAAAAGCAGCGCGAACTCGAAAAGGCTGTCGACGCTGCTAACGCTTGGGTGAACTTGCCCGAGATGAACCCAGCAGAGTTCGCACCCGTTCTTTGTGCCATCCGTGAAGTCATGCCACTTGAGGCAACTGTGATCGAAAAGGTCCTTGACGCTTCGGCTCGTGCCTTGACCGAATCAGGATTGCTCAAGGAGATTGGTTCTTCCGCAAGCAACGATGCCGTCTCAGCATGGGACACAATCCAAGCACAGGCACAAGTCATGGTCTCTGAAGGTCGAGCACCTTCGTTCGCTAAGGCCGTTGCCATCGTGTCAGAGAACAACAAAGATCTATACAACCAATACCTCATCGAGAAAGGCCGCTGAACATGGCTTACGAAGGCGCACAAATCAAACTCGGCAACCTTGTTGCCGCCGCTGACCTCTCTGCAAAGCAGTTCTACTTCGTCAAGTTGGCTTCGGCCACGACTGTGAACGTTTGCAACGGAGTAACTGACAAGCCGATCGGCGTGTTGCAGAACACCCCCATCGCTGGACAGGCAGCAGAGATCACCTTCTTCGGTATCTCGAAGGTAAGCGTCGACGGCACTACAGCCGCGGGCGACTTGCTCGGTACCTCAAGTGACGGACAGGCTGCTGTCTACACCTCGTCCGACACGACCAAGTACGTGTGCGGTCAAGCAATCGAGGCTGGCGCTGCTGGCAACATCGTCACGGCTTACATCAACATCACCAACTCACGATTCGTCTGATTTAGAAAGAAGAACCAGTCATGGCACAGCCCACTCAATCACAGGTCCACATTGATGCGGTGCTCACTAACCTGAGCGTCGCCTTCATGAACGAAGCGGATAACTTCGTTGCCAACAAAGTGTTCCCCACCGTTCCCGTTAGCAAGCAGAGCGACTTGTACTTCACGTACTCGCAGGCTGACTTCTACCGTGATCAGGCTCAGTACCGTGCAGACGGAACCGAGTCCGCAGGTAGTGGTTACTCGTTGTCGACTGCTTCCTACTCCTCGAAGGTTTGGGCTTTGCACAAGGACATCGGTGATCAGGTTCGCGCTAACAGCGACTCGCCGTTGAGTCCTGACATGGACGCCACCAAGTTCTTGGCTCACCAAATGATGATCCGTCAGGAGCGCGATTGGGCAAGCAAGTTCTTCAGCACTTCAATTTGGGGTACTGATTCAACTCCTTCAACCTTGTGGGACGCTTCAGGCTCAGACCCAATCGGTGACATTCAGACTGGTATCTCTACCATCATGAACAACACTGGCTACCTCGCCAACACTTTGGTTCTGTCGTACGCCGCTTACAAGACTCTGCGTAACCACTCGGACTTCGTTGATCGTTACAAGTACACCTCAGCCGACAGCATTACGCCTGAACTCATCGGCAAGGTTGTCGACGTACCGCGAGTCTTGGTCATGAAGGGTGTCTACAACTCGGCTCAGGAAGGTGCTTCGGCTACCTTCGCTCAGATGGGTGACAAGGACGCACTCTTGTGCTACGTCGCACCGTCGGCTGGTTTGATGACCGCTTCGGCTGGATACAACTTCGTGTGGAACGGTGTCGGTGGCGGTCTTGGAACCTCAACCGCTGTGAGCCGCTTCCGTATGGACCACCTCCGTGCTGACCGCCTCGAAGTCGAATCTGCTTGGGACTTCAAAGCAGTGTCGACCTCACTCGGCTACTTCTTCAGCAATCCCGTTTCGGCCTGATAGGAGACTGACATGGCTTTCAATCGAATCACTCGTGGTACTGCACTCGTTGGTGCTCTTGACGTAACAGGTCCAGCACGTTTGCGTGGCACTGCAAGCGTCAAGCGCACTGCGGCAACTATCACTGATGGTGCGTCGATGGTTGCTACTGCGGCTCATATCGTTACGAACACCATTGTGACTGCAACGCCGACGACTGCTCGCAACGTAACAACTGCGATCGGTTCAGCGATCATTGCTTTGCTCGCTGGTCAACAAGTTGGTGACTGCACAGAGTTTACGATCGTGAACCTTGCCGAATCAGCCGCAACGATCACTCTTGTTGCTGGTGCAACAGGTGTAACTCTTGTTGGACTTGCAACTGTTCCTGCGGCAACGTCAGGTACTTGGTTGGTTCGTTACGACTCAGCGACAGGCGTTACCTTCTACCGCAAGTAATACAACTCAACAACGGCACTCAGGCCGAGACTGGTGCTAGTACGCATCA